CAAGCCTGGCGTGAACAGTGGGTAAGACGAGTGATCGCCATAAATGCTGACCTTGATGCGACGGCAAATGAGCGTTTCGCCCAGTCTGAACCATATCGGAGATACGGGACAAGCTTCATGGCACACGCTATGAACATATACCGCGAACGGCGCGAAGCGGGTATAAATGCTACTATGGCGTGGAATCAGGCGTATGACGGCGCTCTACACCTGATGAGAGTGCTGGCTGCTGAAGCAGCTAGGCACAATCGTGAAGTGCACACGACACACGGGAACCCGGGGAAAGGTTACGCGCGCCTTCCTAACGGGCCCAAGGCTAAGAAAGCCCCCAAACCCTCTGCCATGCAGAATCCAGCCAAAAGACAGATTGAGCATCCTATCCCCGTGGCCACCAGTGCAACTGATGACGTAAACAGGGAAATGTTCATTCGCGGTACCACCTGCCCTTTCGAAGGCATGCTTGTATCTGTCATAGGCCTGTATCTGAACGGCAAGGTTGTGTGGTGTTGCGGCCACTGTGGGCTTGCACTAAAAACAATTTCGCTGGGAGGCGAAAGAGTGGGAGATCACCCAACGAGCAAGAAAACCCTGGATCTGTCCGATGTGGGGCTTAGCACTACTCGGGCGGAGAAAATCCCGCTCATCGAGCGAACTGAGACGCCATCGCTGTCGGAAGGCAGCGAGTCGGAGGAAGAACCCCTGGAGCTCCACAGAGCAGGACCGGCACCGAAGGTCATCCAGGTCAAGCCCCCGGCACCAAGCGCCCCGCCAGCTCCGGAGCAAACTCCGGTGCCTCCCATCCCCTCGGCACCGCCCAGGCCGTCAGCGTCACCCGTGCTCGAAAGGGCCGTTCCGGCACCCTCATCTCCTGAGGAGCCGATGGTTTCGTTTCCCAAGCGGACGGTCACAAACGAACCACTGATGGCGCCAATAGCACCGGGACCAGCATTCGCCCCCATGCAAATGGAGAGCGAATTCTGGGAACAGTATGCCGAGCGCGAAAGAAGAGTGTCCTCAGCGGGAGGGGCGAGGTCCCCTCTTAGCCCTGGCTCCACTCCTACACCGGGGGCGCCGCCCATACCCCCACCGATCCCCCCACCGCAACCACCATTCCCCCCTTTTGGGCCCCATCTGCCTCAAGAACATATAAAGAAGCAGATCCTGAAGGAGAAGAGGGAACTGCATAAGTCACGTCCGAAGACAATGCTCATGAACGAGGGTCACATTCTGCAGGGCAAAGATGTCCAGGCTGTCGCGCAGGCGTTGCTGCCTAAGCCCAGCTGGTTTTCTCGCCTCATTATGTGGCCTCGCACTATTTGGTCCGACGAACAGTCTCGAGTCGTGAACCAGGGCATTGAACACTTGGCGCCCGGAAACAGGGTTGTCACTGACGTGATGGTTAAAGAGGTTGACGGGGGGGTTGAGGTCGCCCATATTGACGTGCAGCAGCGCTACGTCAATTGGACCACCCTACTGGCCAAGGGAGCGTTCGGGGTGATCACGGCCCCACTCATTGCGGCTGACATTGCGATAGACACATTCCGTGTCCTCCACTGTGCAGCTACATGTGTGGCCGAGGAGACCCAGCGTTCGCTGGGTGTACCAGATGAGATCATCGAAGCCGTTCACGAAAATGAGCTCTGTTGCGAGCCCATTGAGGCGGCCTCTATTACTCCCGTGACCGATAAAGTCTGGAATGGCTTTGAGTGGGTCGTAAACTCTCTGGGGATGGATTCTTCCTACACCCGCGTCCAGCAGTCCAGTGTGCAGTACGCACCTGCTGTCTTGACAGCGGTCTGCCAGGAGAATGCCCCGGGGGACCCAGCTCTCATCGCCAATTCCACGGCCAAGGTGCTCCGCACCGCCTGCCTCAAAATCCCAGCAGCTCGTGCTCTGGAGATCAGAAGAGGCACGGCGTTTGTGGTGAACGCCACGGCCTCGTCGCCGCTTTTTACGAGCGGCCGCCCGCAAACCCCGGCGGTGCGGCCAAACATCGCGCTCTGAAGGGGAGGGTCTACGCCATGGGCGTGCGTTCTCAAGAAATGCCGGTTCCTAAGCCAACGTCGAAGATGGCGGATGGCGATACCGAAAAGAAGATCCCTCCTGCCATGAACGTCTTAAGCCGTACTCGGAGAGCTAGACGTGCGATGTTCAGGGCCTTGAATTGCCGAATTCCTGGCTTTGCACCGATTTGCTGCGACACAAACGACCCAGAAACCCAGGCTGACGGCCTGAGGAAAAGACTGATGAGGGACCTCCCGCCTCCTGACCCTGCCGTGTTAGATGAGTTCGCTGCGTTTGTAAAAGCGTGGTTGGCCAAAAACATTGACGTGGCACAGTTCAGGATGCATCTGGAGGAGTGGCTCGACGGGACTAACTACCCCGAGGGCCGCAAGGAAGAATTGCGCAAGGCCGCTGAGCTCTGTCGTGAAGGGAGACCGAACCGACACGAGGCCAAGAAAGTTAAGAGCTTCGGCAAGACTGAATCGTACGCAGTGTACAAGTTTCTCCGCTGGATCAATAGTCGTTCGGACAAGGTGAAAGCCTGGTTCGGCCCTTTGATGAAGATGGTGGAGAATATAGTCTATAAGACCAAATGGTTCATCAAGCATGTGCCAGTGCCAGAACGGCCTGACAAGTTGAGGGACCTGGCGCGCTCCGGTCTTCGCTTCTTCCTTTCCGACTTTACAGCATTTGAGTCCCATTTCACCCCAGAGGTCATGAACCGATGCGAAATGCTCCTCTACCGCCATGTGCTTGGCGGGGTGTGCACCGAAGACGAACTGAACTTCATGTCTGACATGCTCACCGGTGTGAATTGCCTGAAGACTAGGCAGGGCGTCCGGGCCGAAGTAAAGGGCCGTCGGATGTCTGGGGACATGTGTACCTCCATAGGCAATGGGTTTACCAACCTCATGCTGGCCATGTTCGTGGCAAGCAAGAAGGGTGTTGACCCAGCCGACTTCCTCGGATACGTCGAAGGGGATGACGGCATCTTCGCGTTGCCTGTAGAGATCACAGCCGCCGACTACTTGCCCCTAGGCTGGACGATTAAGCTTAGGGAAGTGGTGCACCCGTGCACCATGATACCCGTCCACAAGGAACCTGAGGACCCCGTTGAAGGGAAATACTTCTCAGCGTTTTGTGGGATAGTGTGCTCCGAAGACGGAGATATCCTTCGAGACCCTAGGTCGTTCTTGTCCACCTTCGGTTGGACGAGTTCTTGCGTTCACGCTAACGACAAGGTTCTCCTGGAGCTCCAGCGGGCGAAGGCATTGAGTGCGGTTTACGAAACCCCTAACTGTCCTATCGTCGGCGCACTAGCAAGGGTAGCACTTCAGATGACGAGGGGAGCGAAACCCCGGTTCGTACAAGACGGTTTCCACGAGGTGCCCACTGATGAGGCACGCATCCTGGAGAAGTTGGGTCCGTTCGACCCCTCTGCCGCCACCAGAGACCTCTTCTCGGAGCTCTTTGGAATTTCACCTGAAGCTCAAGTCGCCATCGAGGATCGTCTGTCCCGAAGAAATTTCGACATCCTACGATTTATCACGCCGAACGCCG